CAAGAAACAAGCGCGTATTGATGCAATAACTAAATTAGGTCAGGCTTCAGGATTAACAACAGAAGAAATAGAATCAATCTTAAATATTTAGTATTGAGTTAATTTCTGCTTCAGATAAACCAGATGCAGCACCAAGTTTAGTAATCGCATCTATTCTAAGTTGCTTCTTTGCCTCATACTCGGCTTCGAGTAGGCGTTGTGCTTCAATGCGTGCATCTCTATCAGCAATAAAGGCTTCTTTATCTGCACCAGTTAATTCAATCTTGTCGTTATCTATTCCAATAAAAATCTTTTCAGTTGCCATTATTCATTTACTCCAAAAACTTGAATCGTACCTGTCATATTTCCTGTACTTAAAATAAAATTCAGACCATCATAACTAACGCCATCTCTTACTCTGTGGCTACCAAATAAAGCAAGAGTGTTGCCAGTAGCATCTGCAACAGTAAGACGAGTTGAGGAACTTGTTGAAGTTGCTTCAAAAATGTTAGAAACTAGCATATCAAGTTGGTTTATAGAAGTTACGCCAGAGTCGTGACCTGCTGAATTAAATAAAGTAGCACTTGTTTGATTTTGATTTGTAACCATTATAAGAGAACTTGTACCAGAAGAGCGAGCAAAAAATACAGCATTATTGTATTCTGCGCTTGTGTAATCAGTAACACCTGAACGAACTCTAAAACTCAAAGTTGTATTTGCTGTTTGTGTCCAGCGCATAATAATCTTATAGTTTTTGTAAGTTGAAGAAGCAAAAGAAGTGATTGCTTGACTAGATACTCCACTAAATGACGTCGAATTTATCAGGGTAAGGCCCTGAGTTGATGTAGGTGCGATGCTTGCCCAAGCACTACCATTATAAACTTCTAATTGATTCGTATCTTGTAAGTACGAAACCATTCCCTCTTCAAAGTTAGCTGTACCAATACTGGTTGCGCGTGCAGTTGAATCTGCAAAAGACATAACTGACTGATCCATTAAATAATCTTGCACGTTTGATGCTGTAAGAACTTCGCCAGCTGTGAATACTCTGTAGCCTGAGCCCATTTAGAAACTCAACCTTCCATCATCTAATAGTCCAAAAATTGTGTCATCAAGAACTAAACTTGCGTAATCTAGCGTCTCGAAGCCGTATGTGATTCTGTGAGACATAGGTACTATCTCATGATCTATTCTAATGATAGTTGCGTACTTGTCTATCTGCGTGCCTGTGTTATTAGGGGTAAATTTTATTTCTGCTATGTCACCTATCTCTAGTCCGAGAACAGCTGTTTGATTCGATGGTGATAAGTCCTCTAAGGCAACCGTTAAAGATTCAAAGCGATATTCTGGCTCAGAGTATTTTCCTAGTAGGTAATCAGCTAGGTCTTGAGCTGCAGGGTCAGTATTCATGATGAGACCTGATTGAACAAGAGCGATTACACCATACGAGTTCTGGCTATCGGAGTCTGAGGCCGTAGCTGTGCCACCATTAGCACGCTCTACCTGAATAAAGTTGTACAAGAGTTCTGAGCCGTAGACGACCTGTACATCCACAAATGGCACACCTGTACCGTCATCGGTGAAAGATACTAGACCTGTTCCAGCAGGAGCATCTGTTCTATCCCTAAACACTATGGAGCCGTCAGCACCCATAAATAATGCACCTGGTTCAGAGAAATTGACTAGCTGTAAATATTCCAAGGCATTAGTACCATCAGCGACAACATCAGCCTGTAAAGTCATTCCACCTGGATCTAAATCTCTAAGGGAAGCAGGCCAGTTAATTTCTGATCTATCCAAGACTGCACCTATTCGGGCACCAGATAGCTGAGATGTAGCTGTGTGGGCTGTTAGTACCTGCTGTGCTAAGTAAGTAAAACCATCGGATACTACTGCACCGGCTGTTGAATATCCCGAGACATCGTAGCTCAGGCTCCAGTCATCTATAGAGCCATAAAATACAGCTGAACCACTTGTAGTGATTCTCACTGTTCTTCTTGGGATAATTTGACCAAAATAAGGACTGGAAGCGTTAAGAGGGTCGAATGCTCTGTCCTGGTTGATAAATGTGATAGCAGCATTACCTGACGTAAATTTGTCTAACTGCCTGGACTTACCACGATTCACACTTACACGAAGCACGTCATCGGAGACGTCATAAAATAGTGTTCCACCTAATGTGTAGGTGGTGTTATCTAGAACGCCTTGAACAGGGTCATCTAAGATAAAGAATGGGCCACCTAAAGCCGATAAATCAAAACCGATTTCAACTTGAGTGCTGGGTGCTGTCATTAGGCACTCGCAAAGACTGGGCCTGAAGTTTTCTCGAATTTCTTAATCGCATCTACGATAACTCTTCCGACTGCAGCACCATCAGTTCCCATACCAGCATTAATTGTGATGTTGTAAGTGTTACCTAATGATCCACCTGCTTTATTTAACGGAATAATTGCTTCTGGGCCTGCTTCACCGACAAGTCCCATCATAGGTTGGGTAACAATTCCACCTTGAGCAAATTTAGTTATTCCAAATGCTTGTGCTAGTGCTGTGTACGATCTAGCAGCAGCATCAGACCTGCCACCCATTTGTGATGCAATCTTTGAAACTGCGCTTGTAGTTAATCTTGACGTGTCAATTTTTGGTTTAGCTGTAGGAGTTACACCTTTATCTGATTTAGGTTTTACCACCTCTGCTGCTGGGCCACCATCTCCACCAGTTGTATTGACTAACGCTTCGTACGCTGCGCGTGCTGAGGACAACTGGGAAAGGATTCCATTTACTAAAGCCTGCGCACTGTCTACACCAGCCTGATAGAAGTTCTGAGCACCTTGTAGTCCTACCTCATCAGCTACAGCAGCAACAGATGCAACTAGCTCATTTATCTGCTGTACGACTGTGGTGCCACCAAGAATTATTTGATCTGCAATTAATGTTCCGGACTCGAAGCCTGCGTCTAATACCTGTCTGAGACCACGCTCTGAAAGACCTAACTGAACTAGCTGTTTGACCTTGTCGGCGAATATCTTAGCTGCGTTAGCCTGATTTACTAGACCCTGCATAAAATTGCCTGACTCTAATGCTCCACCGAAGTCGATTACCTCAGTGACAGATCCTGAGATTGTGCTTTGCAGATCGTCAAACTTACTTTTCACGTCATCTAACGCTTTTTCAGCTGATTGTAAGGAGTTTTCTAAATCATCCACGATAGCCTTAGCAGCATCTTGTGCTGCTTTCTTTTGACGTTTCATAGCGTCAGTGACTTTGTCACTCGAGCCAGCCAGGTTACTCATTTCGTTTGTGAGGTCACCGAAGTCAGGTGTTAAATCTCCTATTACATCGGATATAGCACCCATCGCATCTATGTTGTAATCCAACTCAGAGCGAGTTTTACGGTTAGCAGCACCGAAGGCATCTATCGCAGCATTAGCTGAATCAAACGGTTTAGTGAAATCTACCTCCGATAACGCTTTGGCATCTTTTTTAAAGATTGAGATTGCAGGTAATATCTTAGAGTTGTACATTTTTACAAACTCATTAACCATTTTAGTTAAGACATCAGCAACCACATTAGCTGTGTAAACAAATATTTGACCTATGGCTGCTGCGATATTGAAAACAGTCAGTTTGAGGTATTCGAATCTCATTGCTGCTAAAGCGATTATGGCTATGAGAGCAGCGATTCCCAGAATTACATACGTTATCGGATTCAGAGCCAGGGCTATATTCATCGCGATTATTGCCCCAGTAGCAGCAGCGACCACACCTGCTAGGACTACGAACACATCACTATTATCTGCAATAACTGTGAACAAGTTAGTAATAACAGGTAGCACAATCATCACTGCTGGCAGTAACGCTTTACCCATTTCCTCACCGATACGACCAAATTCTTGTTGAACTTTTATTAACTTACCTTCTGGAGTTTGTGCCAGTGCTTCGTTAAATCCACCGTAGGTACCACTTAAAATATCCACTAACGCAGCAGCACGTTCTGATTCTGTTCCGGTTGAGATTAATTTCTTTTGCTGATCGGTTAGATTAAAACCAACTTGGGAAAGCGCACCAAATTGACCATTTAATGCTTTTGAAAGTGAGTTAGTCATTGTCATAAATTGATCAGAGGTAGCTGTGGCACCCTTTTCAGCTGTTACATAGTCCAAGATTGCTGGAGTTAATTTGGCAATAGTGCTGCCTTGTAAATCGAATGTGGCTAACTGTGCTTGTGTGATGGTTACATTTTCTTTAGATACCACACCCACTTTTTCTAACGCAGCAGCCTGTTTGTTTAATAAAATGATTTGTTCTTGTGTCGCACCACCAGTGGTAGTGAGGATTTTGGCTAATCTTTTCTGTGAAGCCTCGGCTGCTATTGCTGCCTTTACAGATGCAAATGCACCAGCAGATATAGCTGCAAATGTGGCTGTTGCTGGTAAAGCCAAACCTTTAATGCCAGCCTTAAATTTATTAAATCCACCCTCGGCACGCCTGATATCAGACAGTGCTTTATCAAGTCCCTGTGGATTCCATTGGGACAGAATCGGAATAATAATTGCCATAGTGAAACCTAGTCTAGAGGAACGACACCACTTGGTACAGTGTCGCTAAGAACACGATATGTGTTCTCTTGTCCAGCTACTTTTTCTTCCAATTTTTTGTTCGTCATCGCAGCATATTTAAGAACAGATTTACGCAGACCTGCAGTGACCTCATCTATATATTCCTCAGCTGTAGGCCAAATCATACGAGATGGTTGTCTTCCAAATCGCATATTTAATACCTCTATCATCGCTTTACCGGAGGCAGACTTACCAGCAGGATTCTTTCTTCCAGCCATATCTGCTATCTCAATAGCTGCAGATGTTGTGCGAATAGATGCCAGACTGGATAATCCTTTACGTTTACGGGCTGAAACTCGAGCATTAACTCTAACACTTCTAAGTGACGGGCCGATACGACCACGTGAGAACCCAGTTGGCAGATTAGTAATCTCGCCTCTAACTTTGCCTTTAATAGCCTCAGTCATAGGTCTTATGGTGGTAATCATTTCTTTACGTGCCTGCTTATATAAATCAGGTTCCATAGTTTTTAATTCAGCTAAGACTTCTTGCACACCAACGATTATGGGGGCTTCTATTCTTATACCCATAATTATCGTGTCCTATTTTTTTTATTAGACTCTGTCGCACGCCAACGCAGATACATGGACATCGTGAAAAGCATACGATCAGTTTCTTGTAATAATAATGATGGCGCAATACCTGTTTCCACAGCTAAATACGCAATCATCCAATGCGTGCTCGAGTCACCGAGCGCCTTTATTTTGGGTCTATCTCACTCGCTGTAACACCCTCGATGTCATCTAACCAGGAATCGAATTCTTTCTTTGTCGCTCCGGTACGTGACTCAGAGTGCCATGCTAGCCAGAACAGATCTGTCAGTCGCATATCTTTTTCAAGAGTTACGACTGACCGATTGTATTTGTCCTCGAATGCAACTAGGTCTTTAGCAGAGCAGGTAATCTCTTTAGGATCACCATTGTTATATTCAATGCGCAGATTGATTCTCATCTTTAGACTGTTCCTCTTGTTACTGTGCCAGTTACAGGCCATGTAACTGAAAATGTTGCAAGGTCACCAACGCTTGATGCGAATGGAGAGTATTGGGTAACTAAACATTCTGCTGTGTATCTTGGGTTAGTAGCTGTTACTGCTGTGCCTGCTGGAATTATCACTACGGTAGCGATAGATCCTACAAGACCGTTTAAGGTTGCGTCTACTGATGCTGCTGCAAAGTCTTGCATGAAGTTCAGTGTGACTGATGCTGACTTTAATCCACCAACACGTGTTCGGAATGTTCCACCGAACGCTGTGGTTTCTAAGTCGTCAGCCTCTATTGTTAATTCAGCACTGTTAAGTGATGTGCCGAACTGTGTTCCGTTTATGCTTACGGCATAGTCGGTTGCTGCGAATTTCGCCATTTAATTTCTCCTAGTCTGCGTAGCAGAGGACTTGAAACTCTGCTGATAGATATACTACCTCACCTACGGTAATCTGACCGTAGTTTGTCATCTCAGTTACACGCACGTCGAATGCGTTACCACCCAGAGTCTTGTCGCGTTCAACTGCGAGTTTGATACTAGATGATCCTGTGGATGAACAATATGCGTCTAGATTATTCTGAGCTGACCTCTCATCGACTCTGCCAACGATAACCATGACGTTGAAGCCATAAATCTGCATACCTTTTCTGAACGCTTCATCGTAACTGACTGAACGTGGGATAACGATTGCAACGGGTGGATTAGGGTTGTCAGGCATAGTAGATGTGGTGCGCAGACCAGTAATCGTAGCCAGGTTAGTGGCGATCTGTGTTCGCAGAGTACTTATAGATGCCATTAGGCAATGTTTCTTAGTCGTCTGTACGCTGCTACTAGCTGCGCAACATCTGGATCAAGTGAAGATGAAACTCTCATAACGCCTAAATCTCCAAAGCCGGCAACCCCTAGGGGACTGTCGAGTCGCTTGAAGATACGTGAGGCTTGAATAATAGTTGCTTGTTTGATGGCGATAGGTATAGATGGCCATCCAAAGACTGCTGTTAATTTTACTAATGCCTCACCACCAGAAATAGGCCAGAGATAATCTCCCACTGCTCTAATACGCGTGTACGGCCACGCTTGCCCATCTAAGACCCCATTTAGAGGCTCTAGCTGGTAATCAGTGGTTGCCCAGGTGGTATCGAACACTGCGTCTGCATCCATAGCTGTTACTAAAGTTATATTCGCTGATGAAATATCATCTATCTCACATACGAAGTCATCATCAGCTGTAAAGTATCTGATGGCTGTGCCTGATGAGAAGAACTGTCTACCTGCATAGCCATCTATGAGTCGAGATGCTGACTCGATAGCCATCTCTAGCAGACTGTCGTCTACTGAATCTGTAATACGAAGTGCTGACTTTGTTTCGCTCAGCGATGCGTATCCGTTTGTAATTGCCATGAAAACTCCTAGTTATTGCTTCTAGTCTATCGGTTTATTTACCTATGATGAACTTTTGATCTTGCTCTTGGTAGCTGATATTCATGCTCTGTGTGAAATCTTTTACAGCATCCTGAACCCCAGGCCAGACAGGACTATAATCATCTCCGACTACCACTTTAGTGGCTATCGGGTACCAGTCCTGCAGATCTGCGAGCACATCACGATATCTATGTCCAGCATCTATATAAACCATATCCACTAGTACATGATTAGATTTAAGTAACTCTGCTGCTGCAGATGATGTCATAGGTAAAGGTGATATCTGATCATTTAAATAATGACTTGTGATATTAATGCTGAATTGATCATAGATTGCACTGAAATTATTTACAAGGTCGCAATTATAATCATCCCATAATGCAGAATTAGAACCTAAATATGTGTCAACACATATTATGTTAAAGTCAGTATCTTTCATTAAAGATGCCATGTGTAATGCTGATGCACCTAACCAAGAGCCCACCTCAATAATTGATTGTGGTTTATATTTTTTAATCACGTCAGTAAAGACCGAACTATCTGATTGCCATCCCTGTATATGTGTCTCACCATGTTTGATTGGTGTGCGTAGATTATATTTAGACTTGAAATCTTTTAAATTCATAACGCTAAAACCTCTGCTTTATTATTTGCGTCTGCATCAGCCCACCCAGACATCGAGTTATTAAAATCCTTACGATAGTAATAGCCCACTTTATTAGCCCACTCGAAACGCGCACCCATCTGAGCTGAGGTTCGCCACATAGCCCAATCAGTGAAGGCTAAATCTTTGTAAGGGTTCTTCTGCCACCATGATCGTTTAATAGGTGACCCACAGCAGAAATAGCAGTGCTCAGATGATGCTATCTGTTCATTAGTTAATCTAGGTGGAAGATAATTTTCTGTACCATTTACATCTATGCCTACTAACCAAATGTCACAGGTCTGCTCCATCAGATTCTCTAAAGCATTGGGTTTAATTCGATCATCTATATCGAGCACCCATATCCACTCAGTGTCTGTGTTGCGTGCAGCACTATTCCAATACCAGGGAGAACGCCACTTCCATCCCACTGCAGGCTGAGACACTATCTGCTCGGCATTGATATCTCTTAATCTGTCACTAGCACAAATAACACGCTTTGGTTCAACAGTTAAATTACTAACAGCCTCAGACCAGCCCTCAATGAACTGATCATATTTGTCACCATAAATAGCTGTGATTATTGTGACATCGGCTACCATCTTGATGGCATCCCTAATGTGGACTGACGATCATCGTGATATATCCAGGTAATTTCAGGATGATGCTTAATTATTCTGTCCTGTGCAACTAGGCGTTGTATTAAAAGGAAGTCGTACCCGATTCGATTACCACCACTATCTAAGTTCATCGAATCACGCTCGTAGCCCTCTGAGAATCCACCTGCTCGTTTAATAGTGAGTGTTTTCGCTATCCAGGTTATTGGTACCTGGTGGACATCCTGATTAGACCAGGGCACACCATAGTATCTTTCAAGGTGACCAGCGTTACCAGATGTTTGATATCTGAACCATGGGTAAAGCAAATCGGCATCTGACTCTGTAATACAGTTGTAGATTGTTTCTATATGATGGGGAAGGAGTTCATCATCATCATCCAGTACAGCTACATATTTAGTTTTAACTTTTTTAAGTAACTTATCCAATACTGCTGCTCCACCGATTTTCTCAGTATCTTCCATAATCAAATGTGCTGCAGGTTGTAACGTTTGTGCCTCTACACTCTTAACTGCTCTGGTTAATAATTCTGCGCGAGTTGGAATAGTGGCAGTGATAATAGTTACGTCAGCTGTCCCAGGCATTACGTCTCCTACGTTTGATAGACCATCTTCCTTCCGATAGGTCACCTCGTTGCTCTTTATCATGATAATAGTCAGCGTTGTTTGGAAATGTCTCAGCGTTACGTGCTGTGTATCCTGCATGTAATGTGGATGAGTTATCGTGCGCGATAGGTATGAATGAGTGAGTGACTTTGATATTGGATGCTGTGCATCTGCGCTGATAATCGTTATCCTCGAAATATGCAGGATGTAGTGCCTCATCAAATAAACCGATAGTGTCTACGACCTGCCAGCCTAGTGTGAAAGCGCACCAGGGCTGTGGTGATCCTGATAACACTAATGAGTCAGTCGTAGCTGTTTCTGCAAATAATCTAAGTGAGTCACCAGACCACTCTGTGTCAAAGTTACAGATAAGCCAGTAATCAGTGTAGGGAAATGCTTTTATCCCCAGGTTCCACGAAGTTGAGACGCCTAGATTATGTGGGAATCTCCAGAGATGTACATTACCCACCCACTGATTCCAAACTGGCTCATACTTACTATCACCAGCGTTATCTATAATCACTAAATCTTTTACGGCATAATTTATAGATTTAATCATCCTATCTAATAAATCGTGACGTGCTAACACAGGCACGATCATCACTGGAATCATATTTTGGCTTCTGATGCCTCGGCTGGATTCTCTGGCATATCAACAGCTACACCCCGGGTGCTATCAGCTAAGACAGGTGCAGGTTTAGCGAATAGTGCATCTAAAGCCTTTGTCCAGTACTTATCAAAGACCACATCTGATTGATACTGGGCTGCAAAATCTATCGCTTTCACTGATCTGTCATCGGCTTTTATGTAAGCCTCATCTAGAGCTGAAACTATTTCTGGGATAGATGGGACATGGAAGAATGATTTCTGTGGCGCATCCCATAAAGGTTGTCCACCTACTAACCAGCCATCTCCACATAGCTCTGTTGATGCTGCAAAATCTGAAACGATAACTCTTGTACCACACGCCTGGGCCTCAATGGTAGGTATTCCAAATCCTTCACCATAGCTGGTTGCTAATAGCACATCCATGCCAGTGTAAATCGCTGCCATCTCATTAGCTGGTATCCCAGTCCTGAGCATGTAAGGGTCTACGAATCTGTATTGGTCTTTTTTAAGACCTACAGATTTAATTAACTCCAACATCTTGATACCACCAAGACTTCCTAAAGCATCTGTGTGTAGATAAAGAACTGCGTCAGGATGTTTCTGAGCGAACATAGAGAATGCCAAAATGTTTTCACCGAACGCTTTTCTGCATGGGTAGACACCTTTATTAGCTGCATTCATCCCAACGACAAAGGCATCCTCTGGGACACGCATCATTTCTCTAGCTGTGACCTGCTGGTTATCTCGAGCAATAAAATCTGTGGGTTCATAAACACGCTCAATACCGTGAGGAACATATTCAGATGCGATTCCCACATTCTCAAGCATTGATTTACCGTACATGCTCATAGCGATAGGTGTGACGAAGTCTTGTCTTACCCAGGCTGCAACGTCTGGTGGTGCAGGCATGTGATCTATTGGAGTCCACGCACCGATACGCCAGTCAGAATATCTAGGCCCTTTAAATACCCATTGGTCAAATAAAGTTATAAGGGCATGTTCGGCAGAAGGGTCGTGGCGATACCAGTCGTACATGTGTGCAGGAATAACATCATTAGACCACTGATCGTGACCACGTGGGTAAACAGGTACATCACCGAATTCGGTTGACCAAGTTGATGCTGCTGCTTCTAATCCATAATTAGCAGCAATAGCGATGTCATATCCGGCTTTTTTAAATCTTGGTACAGCCTGGGCAGTCTGTTGCCCATAACCGGTTGTAGCCCATGGGGCATTTGACATCCATAAGACACGTCTTCTATTATCTTCGCCAGATTTAACGGCATGCAGATGTCTTGGTTTTTGTTTCTCTAATGCTCGTCTTTCAGCTCTATTCACGCAGGACTCCTAAATAAGTTAGACCCCACACTACTAGAGCATGGGGTCTAAAGGGAGTCTAGGACACGACCTGCGCTTCGCATCCTAGACAACTAAATTATTCAGATCAGCTGGTTGTTAAATATTTAACGTGGCTGGTCTGAATTAGGTTGCCATCAAGGCGTACCTGCGCTCTGAAGGTAATGAGGTCCTGGTTGAAGGCGTAATCATCGGATCTATCGATTCTTATGCCACCAACTTGACGCACAAAGTATGAACTCAAGTTACCAAAGATAACTGATTTCACAGCTGAACCTACGTTGCTCATCGCTGGGTTTTCATAGATTCTGTGACCTAATAATAGATCGCGATCTTCTGAAGATAGTGATGGGCTGAATAGATATTGACCAGCATTGTCCTTAAGTCTTCTTACTTGAGCTACGGTGTTTGAGTTCATCATGAATCCTGAACCTGGCAAACGACGTGCAACTGTATCAAGTGAGTACACCAAGGAAATTAGGTCATCTGCTGCTAATGCTGTAGCTGTTGATGCTACACCTGAGCCTGCACGACCTACGATACCTGTTGGTTCTACGGTTCCTGTTCCAAGAGTCAATCTGCTGTTTGCAGTTGTTCCCATTGTGTTTCCGATTTGATCGGCAAGGAATCCAAGAATGTCCACACCAGCATCTTCAACAAGTTCACGTGTAACTTGGATTAGGAAACCGTATTTATAGGCACCTAAAGTTACGAATGAATTAAATGTTGGGTCTGCTTCGGAGTATGCTGCTGCTTCTGCAGTTGCAGTTCCTTGAGTTGCTGAATAGGCACTTAGTGATGGAATTTGTAGATTTTCTCCACCAGCTGTGTTGAGAATTGTTGAAGTCTCAAGCATAGGGCCTACGAATCGTGCTAGTTCTATGATTCTGTCATAAAAACTTGTTGGAACCGGAGAACCAGTGCTTGATTTGGTAATATCTCTTTTTTCAAACTCGTATGTTCTCATGTCGCCACGTGCTAATGAACGAATAATTTCTGCTTCATCTTTAGCGACTGATTTTTCCATAACTGGTTTGGCTTGGTCTTCAAAACCTCTCATTGCTTCTGCAGCGCGAACTTCGCGATCTGCATCAGATTTTAAGGTTTCAATGATTTGTGCTCTGCGATCTAGGTCTGCTGAGATAGTTTCGTATTTTGTGTTTTCTTCAGCTGTTAGTTCGCGTTTTTCTGCTGCTGCAGAATCGAGAAGATTTTTTGCTTCTTCCCAGGCACGATTACGGGCTTCGTGCTGTTGTTTGATATATTCTAATGACATTTTATGTCGTCCTTTTTTGTTTGAGTTGGACTGCGTGGCTCACACGACAGGTAGCGATAGTGGTGGCATCCACGCAACTATCTAGATATATCCTATATCAGATTTAGCGAGTCTCTTTACTTTCTACAACTCGGGTCTCTTTGACTGGTTCAAACTTCTTAATTTCAGGTGTATCTATTTCGACTATTGCCTTAGCCATTGCATCAGCTAGCTCAGCTATAGCACCTGATTCAGGGTAACCAGCAGTTTTCAGTATTACATCTTTAATTTGTTCTTTATTCATTAAAGTGCCTTGTAAATTAGGTCGAGTTGCTTGCGTTTAATATCCAGATTACTGAAGGATCCAACTATCGGTGCATCTGCTCGTAATTTAGTTACCACCTCAGTTATGAGGTCAGCACTATCGGCTGAAAGGGTTTCTCCACTTTCTAATTTTATTAGTGCATCGGCTAGCTGGTCTGGGTCTGTGTTAGTTCTAGAGGCCAGGATTTCGACTGATCTCACTTGAGCTGTTGTGGCTTCGTATGCTGGGAAGCCTGTCACAATTGATACCTCGTGTAAACGGATGTCTAATAGTTCTCTAACTGCACCGTCGTTTGACCATCGGTCACCTTTCTTGGGAACAGAGAATCCGAAGGACATGGAATGCACATCTCCTCTTTGCATTAGGACTGATAAGTCTCGACCATAAGTTGTATCTGGGAGTGAGGCTTCTGCTAGTAGTCCTTTTGAGTCCTCTGTAAGTCTTAAAGTTTTAGCTCGTGTGGATGCGAGTACCATATCCATATTGTGATTTACAAACATTTTAATTTCATTACGAGCCTTAAGGGAACGCTTGAAAGCACCCGGGACTATGCGTTCGGTGAATGGTAGTGGTTCGCTGTCGCTGTTAAATACTGCTGCATAACCTGTGAATCTCATACCATCTTTATCATCTGGTAATAATCTAATTTCGAAGTCTACGTCTGTCTTAACTCTGCGTTCAACTTTAGTCACTGGCTCATCCTTTGTTTTCTTATCTAATTGTATAGCGATACTAGACCATCGTGTGCGCTCTTGCTCTTTGTCTAGCTGGTCAATAATTGATTGAGCATATTTCATAGCTCGTTCAGCTGATGATTTAGAAGGCCCGGAGCCCCATAGTAAATGAGCCACTAATCCTGCTCCAGGGTATTCGGGATCATCTGGGTTTCTATTTGATGGTGCATCCAAATCAACCATGTGTCTTGCAATCCAAGGTGCAATTCTTCTCCACTTATCTTCTGAGACTCGACCATCGGCCATTTCGCGTGCTTCTCGCTTGGTTTGATCTGTTAGCCCATCCCCACCGAATCCCTCACGATTTAACTGTAAGCCCCTGCGAGCAGCAGCACGCATGTATGCAGGTGGAGTTAAATTAACCTGTCTTGTGTCATTTTCGATCTCCTCATCGAGTTCAGGAGTCATATCATCATCAAGGTCAGTTTTACCCTCATCAGGTTGCCAAGCGTTACAGTAATATCCCCCATCAACGTAGTCATTCCACTTCTCACACCACGCTTTAGTGCCTGCCTCGTTTTGGTTATCTTCGTTATAGAAGAAACAATTACCACAGGCTCTACCCTCTGGCACATCATCAGCTAAGGCTGGTCTGTAATTATCCGGTAAAACTCTTTTTTGTTTTTTCATTTTTTTGTAATTAAGTCTTAGATCATCTATTTTATTAAGTGTTGAGAATTTGTGACCGACTAGCACATCGGTTTCTTGCCAGCCCTCATCATTTTCTCTGTAGATTCTTATAAGGGCAGCAGGGTCATCTTCTGTACCTGTAATAGTAAAACTGGAATCAGGCACATTTATCTCGCCGTCTCTGACTATACGAACGATACGACCTCTAGCTGTACCACCGGAAGCACCCCATGAAACAAAGTCCCCGACAGATAATTCACCAGGTTCAGCTCTTTCACCACCAGGCTCTAAGCCCTCAGCAATTGAAATAGCAATCATTTGATCTATAGCATCCTGTTTATTGGTGTGGCATCCGATAACTTCGCCATCTTCTTTAATCGTTGCCCATCCTGCACAGTCATCAGCAGATTCAGAAATAAAATATGGCATTAGAGAACCTGCCACATAACGTGCAAAGCCCTGTCGCTTCCATCAGATATTGCGTACAAAGAATTACCTGGTTGTAAAACTAATTGATAGGTATCAGCATTATCTATATGTGCACCAGTTGAGGTTGTAACATCTGCGCTTCCACCGAACCAAATAAACGTGTTACTTGATTTGTTAGCGTTATGCAAAAGCACCTGTGTAGGTGAACCATGAGGCCCTAATAAATACACTGATGCTGTTCCTACAGAAAACTGCTGAGTTTGAAGCACTATTTAACCTCATAAACTGATTCAGGGTTTTCTGGGTCTATTTGCACGACCTGTTGTAGCTGTGTGGATGGTAGACCTGTGTGATTTATGGCAGGTAAGTCTAAGGCTTTCAATACCTGTGCAGGATCGTAACCGACCATAACTAGGCGTTGTGCCATTTCAACTTTCTTAGATTGTTCGATTACCTCAGCGTCAGTTATATTTATATTGGCTAGTGGTACTCGGAACTGGTCACCCTCTTCTACTGGTCTTAAATCCTCGAAGCGTCTCACATCATTAACTGAATAGAATCCTGCTTGTAGTCCGATGGAGTATCCCTGGATTCGTGTTGTGTAATCACCACGTAATAAACCATCCACGTTAAACTTAAGGAAAGCCTCACTTGGTAGTAATGCGCTGTACGCTTGTTCTATTTTTTCTATGTATGGTCTAAGTGTGTGAACCACGAAGTTGATATTGTTTTGCTCAACGCTGGCATAACTCATAGCACCAGGACTTGTGATGCCTAGCATGTGTGGTGGGATTCTGAAGATACGAGCGATTTCTTCGAATGCTAATTTTCTTGACTCCAACATTTGTGCTTCATCAGGGGCTGCACCAGTCTTAGTGTATTTAGCACCACCGGATAGAACACCTGTCTTGTGTGCTTTTCTATAGCCTTTATGGGAGATGTCAAAATTGTCTCTTAGATTGGATGCTTGTTCACGTGTTAGCTGACCCGGGAACTCGATTATTCCTTGAACAGTTGCACCTTGACCAAAGAATCTTGCTGCGAATGATTGCAATGCTGAAGCCAAACCTAGATTGTCTTTTAATTCTGATACGCGTGATAAACCTCTGAGCGCACCTGGCTTACGCATTTCAGTAATTTGTATCATGTCATCTTTAGTTACGATTGATTCATTTGAATTATCAAAAACATATTCTATTTCGCGTGTGGCTGGGTTTCTGCGAACGGTGATTCTCATCGGATCTAGAACTACTAGATTTTGAATATCTCCTCTGTTGTCGCGATAGATTCTTATGAAAGCGTTACCGTCTAGCAATAGTGAGATTAGGACTTGTTGATAATGTTCTGATTTTAGTAAATCTACATCGGGTTTGATAACCCATTCAGGTCTTGGTCGGTATGGAACACGATTACCATCTCTACGAATAAAAGAGTCCACAGGCAAGGTGGATATAGTGTCTGAGATGAGTAAGACAGCTGCGTAGAACGCGCTGATACGCATCGCTGTATTTTCATCTATTGGTGTGCCAGCCTCAGTGGTAAATGCGAAAGTATCTCCTGCACCCCAAATGGATTGAAATGAAATATTACGACTTTCAATATTGTTGTTAAATAAACGTGAAAGCATTATCTGTTATCACGCTCGATGGCTAAACCAAATAATGTGATACTGATGCCTAAAGCTACTAAACCTGCTGGGGCATAAATCCAGGTAATACCGGCTGAGATAGTTAATAAACCTAAGCCTTGTGCGATGGTGGCTAACAATGAAACTCCCTACATAAAGAAATCTGGGACAGGTTGGTCTACCTCGGTGCGAGATGCTGTTGCTCTGTCAAATGCAATAATACTAGCAACTGCAGCATCTATCTTGCGTGGCGAACCTCTGTGTTCTTTTACTATACGTGGGCCTAGTCTATCGGTCTTTATGACTGCATTAGAGATATGACGTGCCAATAGTGGATCACCATCGTGTGTCAGTTTTTCTTGCACAACGGCATCATAAAACTTAGCGCAAGCCGGAATCATTCTTGCAGCAGAGGTTGAGGGCCACTCGACTATAGGAATACCTACATCCTGCAGTACCTGCATAGATCTCTGCCACCTGAAAGGATCGCATGCAACCTCACGAACTTTATATTTATTACAGGCCAAAATGATTTCTGACTCAACTTCAGATGTGTCCACGCGCCAGTCGTCTCTGTCGTTCGGTGATTTCTCCCATGCTTTTACTAAGAAAACATGAGGTTGTTCCTCTACAGTGACACCAACTATTACTGAAGCATCACCTGAAAATGAACCATCAAATCCCAGTACCACTTCTGTATCTGGTTTTATTTCTTTCAATTCAGCTCTTGCATCCCAGGTACCAGATGGCAGCCACGCTTGATTACTCGAAACCCAGGCGTTCGTGCGCTTTGTTCTAAACTCTGCTTCAGGTGTTCTTTTAACAGCTGATTCAAAATCCTCAATGCTATTTAAATCACCGAATGCTGGATTCGCCATAGACCACGTATCCTGATCGCGATGATTAGCGTCAATAGGTGCTTCCCACCAAGCCATCATGAAAGATGGGTCATCGGTTTCACCCTTCGCCACGCGCTGACCGTACTGATATAAGTTGTATGCCACTGAGTCTTGTCCTGTGTTATCAGTTTTAACACCAGCCGTAGTGATAGCAAGTAACAACGGTTCACGTCTTGCACCCATACCTAAAGTCATTACATCAAATAGCTCACGGTTAGGGGCAGCATGTAATTCGTCATAAACAACCAAAGTTGGAGATAAACCTTCTTTTGTGAAAGCCTCAGATGAGAGCACACGATAAACAGAACCTAGTGAAGGTATTTCGATAGCGTCTCTGTATAACTTAGCCTGCTCCATCATTTCAGGCTCAGCCTCAATCATCCTCTTGGCATCACCGAACACGATTCTTGCTTGATCTCTATCAGCTGCACAGGAATAAATCTCGGAACCAGGTTCACCCATAAATAAACCCCATAGTGCAATACCTGATGACATAGCTGATTTTCCATTTTTTCTGGCCATGCCTACCAGGGCTGTTCTGTGTTTAAGTTGACCATCTTCTCTGACGGCAAAGATATGGGATAGTAATTGACGTTGCCACTCACGCAGCACGATACGGTCACCAGCTCTACCAGCGACAGTATCTTTAGTCTGAATACATAAGGTATCTATGAAGTCTGAGACCTCATCACCTCTACTGGCTTTCAGATCCTGTTGTGGTATCGGTGTAAGCCACTTCGGTGGCCAAGACCCGTGATTCTTTTGTTCTGGCACGCAGTTCCTCTAGTTTTGATTTTCTTTTGACTTCTGCTACCCCTAACTTAGTTCTATCTGTTGGACTGAAACCCAGCAGGGATAAATTATTTACGAGTTGCTTATCTAACTCTCTTAGACCACGCCTTTCTTCGGGTCTGTTATCTTTCATAACTTTAATTCTAAGATTCCAACGCTCGTCTACCATTTCGCAAGTCATCATCAAAAGTTCTAAATCTGATTGTGGACTTATCCAAGATTGACCCATGCCCCATACACGATCCCATAGCTCTCGGCCTGGAGTCATCAAAGGTCTGTGAGGTTCTGGCAAATCATAGGCACTTGGTAATAGAACTAAACTTCCCTCACTTGGTAAGGGTCTTTTACCTGGATTACCTAATAATCTTTTTTGCTCTAACGGCCTTGGTGGTCTACCTCTTGGCATTTACAACTCCACACGCTCGGCCTCTTGCCCAGTCAGATTTTGCCATCTTTTAATAATAACATCGCAATAAAGAGGTTCTAATTCTATTGCATAACATTTTCGACCAAGAGTTTGAGCAGCTAATAAAGTTGAACCTGAACCTGCAAATGGTTCTAAAATAATTCCTCCGTACGAGGATGAGTTTTCAATCGCCTTTTGCATAAGTTCAACAGGTTTCATGGTTGGGTGTTCTTCAGATCTTTTTGGTCTTTTGATTTCCCAAACATCATCTAAAGTTCGACTGCCTTGAAATGATGATTTTCCTTTTTTGTTCCATCCGTACCATATCGGTTCATATCTTCTATGATATTTAGAACGACCCAGTACAAACATATCCTTAACCCATATTATCGTTGCGCTCCAGTGAAAGCCGACCTCTCTCAGATTTAAATCTAAGTTAGGCCACTCCGATGCACCGAGAACGCAGTAAACATCTCCTTCAATGTGTTTAATTGCTTGAGTTGCAAAATCGCGCAGAAACTTTGAGAACTCTTCTGGTGATAAATCATCATTTTGTAATCCTTCTCTTTGACGATGTCTTGGGTTAGAATCCTTCCCAATCGCAACATTCCAAGGTGGATCTGTGAACATCATTTCTGCTTTTTCATTCAACATTAATTTTTCATAAGTTTCTGCTTTTGTTGAATCTGCACAAATTAAACGGTGTTCTCCTAACTTCCAGATTTCTCCTAACTTACAAAGAGGTTCTCCGGATATATCAGAAAGGCCATCTTCATCTATTATTTCAGGGTCTATTGGAGGCTGAAGAGGTTCAAAACCAAACTGTGCAACATCCCAACCCACAGCGTCTAGCTCCAGTAGCTGGTCGGCCAAAACTTTAGGATCCCATTCAGCAAGTTCAGCTGTTCTGTTATCAGCTAGTGCGTAAGCCTTGATCTGTTCAGCAGTCCAATCTGCAGGAATCCTTGCAACATAAATTTCAGTCCAACCTAAACTTCTAGCTGCCTCAACCGTTCCGTTACCAGCAACGACTGTGTTGTCCCCGGAAACCACAATCGGTTTTCTCTGGCCAAACAACGACAAAGAACCCTTGATTGCCTCAAGGTTTTTCTTATCGTGGCGTCTTGCATTCTTCGGGTCAAGTTGCAAAGATGTCAAAGTGACCAATTCAATTCGCAGGTTCTGATTCATGCTTAAATCCTATTCTATAAAAAGTTTATTATCGCGCACGCGCGCAACCGACTAGGCTCGGGGTCTTGGGGT